TTTCAGTTACTCAGTCAACGACTAACCTACCAGTTCACTAGCTCTAAAACCTATCTAATCCCATTGTATTCTATAGTCAAGATTTATTTTCTAATTCTTTAACTTCTTCAAACGTAGTTTCAATACTATACTGTTCCTTCAAGTCCTGTAGCTTCTTCTCTACCTCATCTCTCGACATGGAATCAATCGTACCTGTAAGAATCTCTTTCTTATCAACATACAACCCAGCTATCTGTCCTCTCCTGGTCTCCGCAGCTACTGCAGCGTTCCAATTACCTGAAGCAGACGCCTGATCTCTAATTCTAGCCAATGTAGACAACGATCTCTCTTGGGTACATCTATATCTTTCAACGTTAGCTCTAACCTCTGAATCAATAGCTTTTGCAACCAAAGGATACATTTCAGGATTCTGCAACCTGGATGCCAGCTCTGTAGCACTCTTTTTGCTATAACCAGCTTCAGCTGCGCACTGCGATGCAGACTTTAAACCCTCTGAATGAACTAACAAAAGAATAAACTTTCTTTGTTTTTGTGTTATTTTAGGGTGATACAACGCTTCTGACAAAGGTTGTGGTATATATATGTCCTTGTTTTCTTCTTCCATAATGCACCTTTTCTATAGATGTTTTTCTCAAATAATAATTATATTACTAAATATTTCCGAGAAATGCGAGTTTTTTTCGTAAAATATAGATATCTTGTAACCTGTAAATAGTTGTAAGTTACAAGAAGTTACAAAAAAAGGTAAGTATTCTGCTACTTGTAACCTTGTAACCTTGTAACTTGTATTTTACTAAAAAAATATTTTAAAATAAATTTGTCATAGAAACATCTATAGGGAACGGCATTTATGAGAACATCTTTGGATCATCACGCACTAATCTAAGAGCTCTATCCAATGCCTGGCGTCCATCAGTCATGATTACTTCCCACTCTTCAGCAGTGTATACTCTGTCGTGCTTTGGATTATAGAATTTTATTGATACGTCACCGCAATGGCGACACTTATATACTTTTCTTACTGGGCTTTCGGGTAGTTTTGTGTACATACCGTTTTATCCTTTGTAATGGGAATAATATTACGTTTTTAGGTAGTTTTTCTCTAAAATAGATTGAATCCATGACTTTCATGTTCTCTAACCTATCATACTGACCCGTGGTCCGTGATGCGAGGATCGCGTCCAATAAATCGCGTTGCTTTAATATCTCTTGATCGCTCATTTTTTCTTTTTCTTTTTAATTACAGCTGTAGCTCCTAATCCTGCTCCTGCGGCAGTTCCATATCCAATAACTTCTTTTTTAGAGGGGCCTGATTGTTTAACAAGGTCAGGTTTACCTTTAGATAATTGTTTTCTTCTTTTAACAAAATCAGATGCAGATTTTTGTACTTTATCTATTTTCTTTGTTTTTTTCTTTTTTGATAAGGCTTTACCAATGCCTTTTATAGCTAAACCAGCTCCTCTAATTAATAAACTTGCAACCATATTAGCCTCTCATTTATTTGCCCCCACCCAGCGGTACTGGTGCAGGAGCAACTGTGACAGATTTTAAGATAAAATCGACCAAATATAGTATATTATTGCGTTCAACGCAACTAAAAGGGTGGTTCGCCCTTAAACTTTACAACGGGATTACTCTCCCGAAATCGTGTAGTTTTTGAATGATTCGGGGTCCAAGGGCGGTCCATAGTACACCGCGAGGGAATCTTCAGTGCCCTCTGTCCATGTTTGGTGGTAGTACTTATTTTCATTGATTTCCCCTTGTGAGTGACAAACCTTACACTGCTCAATGGCTTGTTCTGCCTCGAATCTAATTTTAACATATCCATTTCCTTTACAATGATTGCATATAATCATATCGCCTCCATAATATATTTCTAATTTTTTCCCAACGCATACGAGTAAATACTTCTTTCCCGTTCCGTGGTTCGCGAAGCGCTATTTTAGACAACTTCGCATACTCTCGTAGTAATCGTTCTTTCAGTGGTGTCTTGCGGCCCATTCTATACTTTCCTTTCTATTTTCTAATTCTTCTAATTTTGCCTCGTACTTGCGTTTCATGGATAGCCTACCAAGTATAAAACCCAATACAAACACGACTACGATGGCAAGTATATGCCATAAGTAAAACATATTAATTTTCTCCTCTCAAAATACTGTTATGCTCTTCAATTTGTTTCAGCAGTATTTCAGCTTCTTTTTTAAGAAAGTTTTCTCTAGTTTTTAATCTTTCTTTTTGCCTAGCAATACCACGAGTTTTTAGTTCCTCTAACTGCCAGTTATATTTCTCTGCTAGTCTTTCTGTATCTTCTATATTAACTTGATTTCTTTTGTTTTCAGAAAGCCTACTTAACTTTTCGTTGTATAGTCGCATTAAAAAACTTCGATGTTTAAAGGCTTTTAATCCTTTTTCTGTTTCTAATACACCTTCTGCAAGTTCAACATGTCTTTTTATTTGTTGCATATTTCATTCTCCTAATTTTATTAACACACGACGTAACCATGAGTTATCTTTTTTTATCTCATAATATTTCCAAATACAATACTCCTTACTGTATATGTCGTTCTTCGTACAATCATCAACATACATCCGAAAGGGCGAGTGCGAGATCCATAACCACACACACGCCACAATCGTGACACAAACTATGATTGTTTTCGTAAGTTGTAACATCGAATGCAATACCAAAAAGAGTTATAACTACCCTTTTTAGCACCCATCATATTATCCGTGAGGTATTCTTTGTCACATTCATTACAACACTTCTTCTCATACTTCCATTCTGGTTTAAATGGTCGGTATGACCTAAATCTTGGCATAATGGTTTCTGTTTTCATGCCGCTAGTTTTCTTTTCTTTGCTTCTTGTTTTACTAAATAGGTTATTTGCATACCTGCCGATCGGTCATCGGCGGCGGCTATCTTCTTTAATAATTTGTACGTTTCAATGGCTACTGCCACACTTTTAAACTTCTTGATGTTCATACAGCCTCTCTGTTTCTATAATCACTTTCTGCAGCTTCGTGTTCAACAACTTCTTCGTGATCTCTTTTTAATTTTTTCTTTTCTTCAGCTCCTAAGTCTCTTTCAAAATAATATTTTTTAAAACCTACAAACTCGTAAGAACAACGAGCAAGATATTCTGGTGCATACTTAAACCAAGATTCATCAATTCTTGTTCCTGGTAAATAATAACCAAAATCCATCATCTTTTCTTCGTCATCACCAGGCAAAGAATTTCTATCCGTTGCAACTACTTCAGGATATTCTCTTTTAGGTTTTGATTTTATAATTAAAAAATGATCGTAAAAACCTCCATCATCTATCCAATACTCTAATTCTAAATGCCAAGGCATATTTAAATTAGGAAAGGTATCTCCTTTATATTCTTTAAAATGATCTGAATGAATATAATCAGTTGTTTTTAAAAACTCTGTGGCTTCTTCATAATTGTTTAAACTTCTTATTGGTATTCTCATTAACCTGTCTCCTTTAATTGATGTGGTAACTTTGCTAAATGTTCCTGCATTTCGATGTCACCAAAATCAAAAGCAGACTGTTCGGGTTCGTGAGCCGCGGTCGGTGTAAACTTACGCCCTGCATTACGAGCTAAGTCATTCCACTCTTGCGCAAACTCTGTATAAAGCTCAGCCATTGTTTCATCACCTAATCTCTTTGCATCGCGGGCATTTTCTATATACGCTTTTGCTCGCGTCAAACGTACCCCAAGACGAAATCCCTCTTTGAATGTCATCTCATATTCTTTTTTAAGTTTCATACTTTACCCCTTCATCAAGCATCTGTTGAATCTTGTTACTCCATTCTTCTGCTTTAACAGTAGGTGCCGATTCATTTAATTGAATCATCACTGCTCGTTGAAAAGAAGGTTGATTAAATAATTGATGAGGAGAAAGAACTAACTTTCTTCCGTTGTAGTCAATCTCATATTTAACTTCTTTGTCTTCATATGATTTAATGTTTTCCATTATATTCCTTTCTTTAAGTGAGTAGGGGGATTCTTTGACTACCCCCAACCTTTTCCCGACAAGTCAACCTGTCATAGTTAACCAGTACTTCAGTACCAACCCTCACACCCTCAGCCATTCGACCATACCTTGTGAAGAATGTGCCTTACTACCTTGTTACAGTTGTTCAGCCATACTCGGAGAATGTTGCACCATTCTCATTTAATTGTTTCTTTAATCTAATATAATGGGAGTGTCAACTATTATTAATAACAAACATATTTGATTCAAGGCACCACGTTTCAACATATAAAGGATTAATTCCTTGTTCTGCCGCAGCATTATATAAAGCATTTTCTATATCAACGCGTCTAGCTTCACATTTAGGTTCATCAAACCAAAGTTCAGCAGTATGTTTAACGGAAGGCATGCCAGGCATAGACACCATAGAAATTAATAACCAAATCTTAATCACCTGCATCGCCCCAATTGTCACCGCATTCAACGTCGACTTTACTTGGGACAGAGAGTTCAACACAGTTTTCCATAATCTCTTTAATCTTAGCCTTATCTGCATCACTTGCAACAGAAAAGTCAAGTTCATCATGTACTTGTATGTGCGCTAGGTAGCCTTCTTTATCTAATTCTAACATGGCTTTCTTTGTCTGATCAGCAGCAGAGCCCTGTATCAATCTATTGAGTGCCTTGTATGTCCAGGCACGTTTAATCATATGTTCGCCGTATTGTTGTTGAGCTTCAGCTAATGGCAGAGACTTCTGTCCCCACTCATTTG